CAACTTGTTTACCACCTTCTTGATAATTACCTAAGAGTGGTTGAATAAACGAACGGGTTTCGTCAGACATGTTTGGCATGGCAGATGGATTAATCTCCTGAAAACCTGCCATTCGTTTAGCACCATCAGCAACACCTCGCTGTGACCAGTCAGTGTTTGCCAGTGACTGTTCTTGGCGACTTTGTCTTAGTCGCTGTGATTGACTTTGTCCAATAGTATTTTGCAGTGTCTGATTATATTGAGACTGTAAATCCATTCCCGGCAATGCCATAACTTACTCCTTTACCAAGAACGACGATCAATCTGAAAAAATAAACTTGCTTCTTCCAGACCGAAGTTCAAAGCCTCTTGTTTAATAATTGACATTTCCTGCCAAAGCGTTTTTCTATCTGCAATTGGAACACCATACTCAGGAGCTAGACGAGTTGCCAGTCCGTATGTAACTGCATCATACCATTCTTGTGGAAAGTCTGGTGCGTCAGTTCCAGCATTGAAATCTTCAAAAGGAATTTGACAGACATAATGAAGAACATTCGCAGATTGCTCAATAGTAGAAGGAACAGGAAACAGATGCATCTCACCATTGTCTCGACGAGGATCATAATAGATTTGAATTGGGTTTCCTGAACTTGTCTTATTACCTAGAATATTATACTCTTGTTGGGAAATAATTCGCATGGGAACATCCACATTAGATGTAGTGTTGTGGTTCCACGCTTGTAAAACCTTCAAGGGTTTAGGATTACTAATTGTATAAGTAGATTGACCACTAACCAAAGGAAGGGTCTTTTCAGTAATTGCCCATAGAGGCATCCCATCAGCAGCCCATGCCTTTACTAAACTGTTCAAGGCAGTGGCTGCTTCTGAAATTTGAATTGCTGTTGGAGTCTCTCCTTGAGAAGTGGCACCAATCAAACGAAGTGCTCGTTTAATAATGTCATCTCTAGAAGTAGAGTATGAGGTAGTACCACTAGTAGCCATACTTATCCTTTGATTTTAACAAGAGCAATAATAGCTGTCAGCGCGGCGGCTGTACTGCCAGCCCACTTAACGAAGGCTACCACAACTGTGGCAGCTTTCCACGCTGAAACCAGATCCTCAACATCTTTAGAGAGTTTGTCTAACTTCTCTTCAATCAATTGAAGACGCTCATCCGTTACGCGGCGGTCATGTTCTGTATTCATTCAATATCCTTAAATCTGATTGAGAGTAAATACATTACTCTACCGTTTTGTGGGTTTTCTATTTGCCATCCAAACTTACATTCTAGTCTCTTTTGCCATAGACCAGAAGCAGTTACGGGCATGGATAACAGAGCGGTTACAATACCATATGCTGGATTTCTATAAAGCCACTTTACCATAACCCAATAGGATTTGTAATTAGGATTTTTTCTCTTCCATCCATCATCCCCCCACAAACTATTATCAGGTGTCATAGCCCAAGAAAGATATGAGGGGAGACGAGGCTCTACTGCACTGGAGGTATTGTTATTGATTTGACCTAAGCGCCACTCTCGGAATAGAACTAGGAGAGGAGATAAGAGCCAGAAGATCAGGAGAGTAGGAATGTAGAAGAGTGTATAAAGAAAATATCTAAACATATCAACCAATCCTCGTAGCGTGGATCCTGCCAGCTGCCCCGCAAGGATTGCCGTTCGAGAATGCGTGGTTACAATACACGGAATAAACTGTGTCAGCGATAACAGTGACCATCCTACTAGTCGTAAGGGATGGTGCACCATTAGCGCCTGTATTCAACACCACCCACGGCACATAAGTACTTCGCCCGTAACTACCAGCATCGATGGCTGAGCTACTATTTAAAAAGATCGACAACCATGTGATCAATGCAGCAGTGGATTGAAGATCAACTTGACCAGTAAGTAACCAAGTCCCCGGAGTCAAGGTCACACTAGCCAGTGCGGTATTGGTTTGTGTGGCTAGTGAAGGATTAAACCCGGTATTCTCCAGTTGGGTGAATGTGTTCTGTGGAAAGCTAACCTTCCCATCAGCCGCCACAGTCATAATATCCTGACCATCTCCGCGCTCTAATTTCATTGTACCATCAGCAGCCGAGGCATCTAATATGAAATTATTGGTGTTCGTTCCAGACACACCTGTTTGCAGTTTAGTTGCAGTAACTTGACCAGAAAAAGTGGCTCCTGTTAAAGAAGCTTTTTCTGTGTCCAGTTCTTCTAGTGCTGCTTGCACATTTGTGGCGGCAATGTTACCAACTGCTGTGCTGGGTGTTTGTGTAGCCGTCTTTGCCTGCACAAAAGCTGTCGTTGCCAATTGAGTTGTGTTGGTTCCATTTGTAGCCGTAGGTGCTGTTGGAACGCCAGTTAAATTAGGAGAAGCTAGTGGAGCCTTTAAAGCAACAACAGAAACTTCTGCTTTATCTGTGTTTAGATTTATAAAATTTGCATCAGCTTCTGTCCATGATAATGGAGAACCTTTTGCCAGTCGTGTTACGATTGTAGTCATTTAAATACTGTCTCCATCTATATAACCTTCTGCTGTGTATGGAATATCCCAATAATAGTTATATGCCACTGTTGTAAATATATATTCTGGTATTGGTCTTGTAAATGGAACAGAAATTTTATCTGTTTGTGCCTTTACAAAGTCTTGTGGATGTCTTGTCTCATAACAATCACCACAAACGATAAATCCTGTCCACTCATGTTTTGCTTCGTGGGCTTTTATTTTTTTACTACATCTATCACAGGTAACATTAAATTCACCTGAGACATAGTGGTTTTTTTTCATAGTGTCATTACAACCTTATCACTAATTGGTTTAATTAAGTTACCTGTAACGATATCATATTTGATACCAAACACATCCATTGTACCAACATAATCAGCACCAGTTGGTCCATACTGAACACCTAACAGAACTTGGTCAGGCGAGGGCCATACCATACCAGATCTCTGTATTACAACAGAACCACCTGATATTAAGTAAGCTCCACCAAGAGCCTGTAGAATTCTATTTCTAGACAGATTTGCTTGTTGCCCTGTTACTGTATAACTACCACCTTGGGCTGTTAGCAGTTTAGATCTTAACAAGCTTGCTTGTGATCCTGCTACTGAGTAAACTCCACCTGAGGCTATAAGTAACTTATTATGATGTAGTGTAGCTACTGATCCTGTCGTTGTATAGGAACCACCCTGCGCAATTAGGTTTCTACTTCTATAGATAATAGAACTTGCACCACTAAGGGCATATGATCCACCCTGAGCAGTTAATGATCTATTTCTCTTAAGAACAGCAGAAGAACCAGTAATGGTATAGCTACCACCAAGAGCAGTTAGCGTGTAGGCCCCTGCAGTGGGTGTATATGTAATGGTGATCTGTTGACCATTCAGGACATAACTACCACCACTGGCAAGTAGAACCCTACTCTTGAAAATAGAAGCTGAAGATCCTAATAGAGTGTATGATCCACCTTGGGCTGTAATACGCTTGGATCGTAGTAGTGTTGCAGAGGCTCCAGTTAGATTATATGAACCACCCTGTAGGGTGAGCCGCTTAGATCTAAGTAAAGCTGCTGTGCCCCCTGTAACAGTGTAACTAGCGCCATTGGCTGTTAGCTTTCTATTCCTGTTTAAAATAGCAGTAGAACCTGTTGCTGTATAAGAGCCACCAGATGCTATTAGAGTATAGCTTGTTGGACCACTTGCGGCAGGTACCTCTAGTTCAGCCCAAGACACATACCAGTCTGTTGCAACAGCATATGTAATGGTAGCACTACTACCTGTATATGTGTAACTACCACCGTTAGCTACCAGTACCCTATTTCGTTTAAGAACTACACTACTACCAGCGAGGGTGTAACTACCTCCTAAAGCTGTTAGAGTATAAGCACCAGCAACATCAGGGCTAAACAGCAAATCATCTACTATTATTTGAGTTGCAGAGTTTGGTGCTTGTTTAACTAGTGGGGTAGCTCCAGCCCTGCCCCTGCCCCTGCCCCTGCCCCTGCCCAGAAGCCCTGTAAGAGCAAATCCTTTTCCAGAGACAGCCATAGTTGATTACCCCTGAGTAAATACTGCTGTGCCTGATAATTGTGTAGTGGTTGTTGTCTGTGGTACAAAAATCAGAAACGGTACAGTAGTATCATAACATCTTGGCATACCAGAAGTTAATGCATCAATGGCATTAGGCAAACCGGCGGCAGAGAGTTCTAAAGAAGCTAGCACTCTGTAAGCCACTAAATGTATTGTACCTGATGTCCAAGTAGCAGATAGTGTCAGTGTCTGAACAGATCTAACTCCAGTGTCACCAGCAGCTAAACCAATAGGATAGAATGTACCAGCCGCAGATGAGGCCACTGTTGCAACACTATTTGTAGCAGTTTTACCTGAGGCGTTTGCGGCGTTGGTATAACCAACAGTAATTGTTGGAGTACCAGCACCAGTTGCACCAGATACCTCAACACCTAGAATAACACCAACACCATCAGTAGACCCATTGCTATCACGAGCAGGCCACGCAGCGGAGTTAACTGTCTGTGCACCTGTGGATGTGATTGTAAAACCGGAGTTGTGCCACAACCGATCACAAAGAAGTAAAACACCAGCTTGTGCTGAGGATACCCCAGAAAACCTAGCTAGGTGTGTATTACCTGATGCTGCTGGAATTGGTAGCTGCCCGGCATAGGAAGTTAAAGCTGCACCGGACAATCCGGGAGATGGTGCTGTGGCTGCACCCGGAACACCTGCTAAATAGAAGGGACTAAATGGACGCCCTGCACCCAAAGTGCCGGTGACAGCCTTAGCGAAATACGCCGGTGGTTTCATCCCAGCCAGTGCTAAGTCAAGTGTAGTAATTGCCATATTATGTTGCCTCGAATTGAAGTCTCAGTGCTGTGTAGTCTGTAATAGAGTCAGCCTCACCACCAGTTAGTGTTTGAGAATATGTTGTTAAAGATGTTGGTGCTGTCGCATGAGTCCAAGTAGCTATAGTTGTTGTTCCCTGACGTAACCTAACTGTTATACCACCAGACGTTGCTGAGATACGATACCTAACAATATGGCCTGTACTAACTGAGGGATCAGTAACAGAGCCAAGTGCAACCTCACAAGTAGATGTATTAGTGGTGGTAATATAATCAGCATCCGAAGCAGTTGTTTCGTCAAGGCAGGAAGCCAGCGTTCCACTTGATGCAGTCCATGTGCCTGTAGAAGCATCTGAAGTCGGGCGGGCGAACTGAGCAGTTACAATCGGGAACGGGATATTGTCGAATACGGTGTATGGCTCGAAGATTTGATGGGGGTTTGCTGCGTCCATTTTTGCATCATTGGCACTTAACGCGCGACTCCACAACACCACATCTCCGATACTGCTTACTGGGAATCCTCCATATGCAGAACCGGTGTGGTATGCCCCAATGGTTAAAGGTTTGGATGCCGGGGTCAGCATCGATCCAACAGCAATGCTGCCTTTATTTACTCCGTTGAGATAACAGACCGCCAAACCTCCTGAGACAACAACAAGAACGCGATATGTGGTGCCGCTAGATAAGATGCCGCCAGTGATAATGTAATCCGCTACGCCACCGAATGTTATTCTGATATCGTTAAACCCAGCGCCGGATGAAACATACCAACCTTTTCCTGATGAGGTTGCCCCGCCCTGCCCGACAAGTGCTTGAGTACTTAATCCTGAGTACACAAAAAACAAAGTAAATGCGACAGAGAATGGTGGAGAGACAAGGGGTGAGTTTACAGAGGCATATCCGGTAGAGTTTGGAGATACTAAAACTCCGGTTTTATTTAATGAAAAACTAGCGCCGCTGTTGAGCGCAACATGGCCCGCGTTTGATGAACGATTGGTTACGTGCGCGACCAATCCCCGCGTAAGCGGATTCGACCAGTCAATCCCGACCGGATACGGTGGTTGCCGAGTCCAAGGCACACGACGCATTACGCGGCATCCAGCGAGATTCCGGTGTACTTGAAGTTGCCGGAGTTTCCAGTGGACTTCAGGGCGACGCCGGTATTGTGAGCGACGAACAAGCCCCACCGCTTCGGCAGCGTTCCGCCGAAACAGGCGCGGACGGAGGACGGCGCAAGGTAGTAAATGCGATCCGAGGTGGTGGTATCGACCGACAGCGTGCCGAGCAGACGAGTCACCCCCGACAGCACGCCGGCAGAGGTCACGGTTTCAGCCGAGTCGGTTCCGTCGAACACATCCTGATAGGTGGGTGTGTCATCGTGCTGGGCATAGACATAGATAGCAATGACGGTATTTGCAGTTGGGCCTGTTCCCACAGCCACTGACCCAGATACAAGAGCATCTAGGTACTTGTTTGTGGTATTATCCACCGCTGTTGATTCCCTACCTGCTGTAAAGTCTGTAGAGCTTCCAAGTGAAGTCAGGTCAAGTGTGATCGAAGCATAAGTAGCATAGCTAGGGGTCAGTGTTGCCATCTCAGAGCCCCATCGCTTTCTCTACATCCACGTCGGTAATATCACCAACAAATACGAGCGTTGCTGGGGATGCGTCTGACCCAGTACCAGTAGCAAATAGTTTTTCACCACGTTTGGCATCCCGCTTGATTACAGCCAGTACCGCCGCCTTTGTATTATTTGCTGAAGCAAAGGCATCGTTCAATCCCTGCCGGATGTTGGTAATGCCGCAGTTTAGCGTTTCGGACAGGCGCATCCATTCCCAGATGCGGGCCTTGCCGTTGGTCAGGGCGTCGATCTCAGTCCAGACAAATACTGAGGCGATCTCACTCTGCCGCACATCACTGCGCCACACGCGAAAAGCTGGTGTGGATAGTGTATTGTATGCTTGGACAACCATGTTAGGACGGCCATCCGCGAGGTACTGAACAAGGGCAGGATCGGCATCAATATCTGCTCGTAATGTAATAAGTTGAGTGTCGTTCAACATGATGATATAAACCTCTTAGGTGATTTTAAATACGCCAACAGTGGCTGTTTGATCTAGGTCAACAATAACTGTTTCACCGGAAGCAACAACCTGTGAACTACCATAGTCCCAATATCCGGGGATGATGTTAACAGTCTTGTTTACAAGAAGCGCATATCGGAAAGTGAAGCCACCGGCAGAGGCTGTCCATGTTGCTGGATCGGCAAGTACCAAAACAAAATCAGAACCATTCATGGAAGCAGATGTGGTTGTTACGTTAGCACCCCCCTGAGTATAACCACCACCTGTGGCTAGGTCAGTGGTACCGGCAACGAAAGTTTTAGAACCGGGCACAGTGTTAGTGAGAGCAATAGCCCACTGATCTGTACCTGAATTGATACCCTCAGCCAAGTCTTCGTTGGCAGCAGGGATTTTTACATATGAAGCTGTAGGCATGTACTATCCTTTATATATATGTTAATGATGCTCGGTTATCCCAAACATTGTCAAAACCTTGATTCCCATCTGCCCATTTAATATCAACGCCAGTGGTAAAATCTAATTTCTTTATTTGCCAAACAGAGGCAGAGTGCTGTGAACCTATTGGAGATAACCCTAGATAAGCTGTGTTTGCATCAACCTCATCATAGCGCAAGGCTAGGTTACGATCAGTAACTTGTTCTAAGGATACACCCATATTAAGCCATCACTGCACGAAGTTTAGAAACCTTATCATTATACTCTGTGATAAGACCAGCAAGTTCCGCGCGTTGATCCTTTACGAATGCCTCTTGGTTCTTTAGTTCTTTATCACGACCTGCAAAGGAGTCAGCCAGTTCTTTAGCTTTGATTTCCTTTTGTTGTGCTTCAGTTAGAAGAGCCTTGGCAGTGGCCTGTAGCTCATCTGCGCTCTTCTGTGCCTCTGCTGCAATTTGTAGTTTACTGTTTAGGCGAACCTCAGCTTCTTTAATCTTTTTCTGCAGGGTTGCTTCTAGATCAGCACGTTCTTTTTCAACCTGCTTACGAAGCTTGTCAAGCTCAGATGCCTTACCAACAGTTTCGATAGCGGCGTTTAGACGGCCTTGTTCATCTTGTAGGTTCTGAAGGACTTGATTGTATTTTGCAGGGTTATTGACAAGATCAATAAAGTTAGCAATATCTTGTAGATTCATTATCGGAGTCCTTGTAGAATTGTTAGTGTAGTAGTACCAGTACCAGCAGTATTATTAACACGAATCGCCCGCACCGGGAATGCATAGTTACCATCCTTGTTAGCTGTCTGTGCAGTAATACTCGCGTGTTTAAAAGCTGTCGGTGTTACTGTGGTAACAAAAATTTCATCGAATGTGTGTTCGATGTCATAGGTTACTGTGCCATTGACAACAGCGGCTACGCTTACGTTGAATGGACTTTGTTTATAATCTAGCGGAATCCACGCCGTTGTTCCTGTACCTGTGATGCTAATTACTTGTGGACGCATATTATTTCCTTAAAATAAAATAGGGGGTAAACTGCGGTTAAACAATCTACCCCCTATGGGATTACCCTATTAGAAGGGTTGACCTGATGGTGGAACAATATATTCCACCTTGACCAAGACCGGAGTGGTCAGGGTTACGCTTGCCTTTACATAGACAGGCTTATCTACTGTTTGTTGAACACCCACCTGTGCACCAGTTTGGGCTCCACTAGCCGCATAGCCAGTGGAGTTTGGAGCAAAAGCATTTAGTAGTTCAGTACCACCGTTGGTAAAACCAACGTTAACAGTCTGAGTGGCGTTAGCACCACCACAGATTGTATAGACACCAACAACAACAGCGGAGGCCGGTAAAATGAAAGCCAAGAAGCCAGTGGCACCGTCTGCAACTTCTAGCTTAGCTAGCTTTACATACGGGTCACGTGCTGCCGGTGTAGTAGTAGTAACACCTGCTGGACCAACAATACCGATGCCCATGATTAAGCGCCTGCGCTACCGTAGATGGCGCGTGGGTCAGTCCAACCGAATGAGTAACGAGCAGTGGCCTTGAACTTGGCGTTCTCGGTATCAAAGTCATTATCCATTTCAAACTGGTCACCACGACGCTCGAAGTACTTCAGACCATCCTTAACGCTAGTTAGGATGAACCAAGCATCTGCATCGGTTAGGTAGTGGTTAGTAATAACATTACTAAAGATGCCCATATCCTTGAGGACGTTAGGATCGTTTAGATCAGTACCAACACGACCATCGGAACCAAGGATACGCTTGGCTTCAAATTGGAGTTGGTAAGGGATTACTAGCTTCTCAGGCTTGGCAGCAATGAGCAGACCACGATCATCACGGAAACCGGCGATGTCGATTACGGCCTGTTCTAGGGCAGCTTCTGATAGGTCAGCAGCGGTGCCGATCTGGTTAGAGAATACACCACCAGCGACGTTGGGGTGTGATGCGCTGATTAGGGCAACACCGTCGCCACCAACATAGCTACCACTGAACGCACGGTTGTATACGTTGGCACCAACGATTTCCTTGGTTTGACGCATAGAACGGGCAAGAGCCTTGGCCTTTTGAGCGCCGACTTTACCATACTGGTCATCTTCGTAGATTTCACGAGTGATCATGAAACCAAGAGCATACACAACATGGTTGTACCGTGAGGTGAAGCCTTGACGTTCAGAGTCATAGGCGATTGGCGCACCTTCAGATTTAACTGAGGCAAGACCAAAAGAACTTAGACCGAGATCTTCTTCGTATGCACGATCAGAGCTGTTCTTTTCAAACAGCTTATCCCATTCAACTGGGTAATCAGCATACTCTTTTCCATAAATGGAGTTTAGTCCGGGCCAGAGTAGTTTGGCAAACGAACTTGAGGTAATAACAGACATTATATATCCTTTCTATTATACGCCAGCAATCGCGTTGCCGTAAGCGTGTGTAGTGATCTTAACCAGAACCTTGTTGTAGGCAGTGGCGGTTTCATTATCAGGACGCTTAACAATACCCAGAATCTGTAGAGGACGGGTAGCTGATGCAGTTGGTGCAGTGGTTGAGTAAACGTACATGGGTGAGTTACCAGTTGCTAGCGGCAGGGTGTGTGCGGAAGCACCAACGTCTGCGTTAAGGCCGACATCAGCTAGAGCAACAGAGGCGTCAGCTTCTGCTTCAAAGATGAGGTCTGGAGAATCAGCAACAAGCACGAACTGCTTGGTAGAAGCCGGACGATAGACAGGAGTATCTAGAGAGATAGAACCACCAGTCATCTTACCATTAACAGGATCTAGCTTAGCGTTGATGATGCCAACAACAGCACCAACAACAGGAACAGCAGCTACCTGTGCAGAGGCACCAACAACAGCTTCAACAGCGGGATAGCCCTCGGTTGCAGCGGAGTCGGATAGTTTAACTAGATCACCTACGAATACTGGTACAGCTTCACCAGCAGGTACTTCATAGATATTGGCTTGGCCGTTATAAGGCGAGCCATTTAGATGCTTAACGGGCTTAAAGCCGTTAATGCGGGAAGTATTTGCCATACTTTAATTTCCTTTCGGGTTGTATACTTCCCAAGTGCTACTTAACGCCGTGTTACTTTTAGTGTTCCGTAATCTTGAGAAGAGTTAGCTTGCATTGCTCCTTCAGTCTCGTCAACCCGTTGTGTCTTAGCTAGCTGGTCTTCTTCGTACCATTCCTTTTTAATTCGCATTAAATAAGACTTGGTACCATCATTGCTAGTAACGCACTTGGCAGAGCCGAGATCCGATGGATCAAATACACGTGAATCACCTACTGTAAGGTCGTCATCCATGACGAACTCATAACCAGCAGATTGAAAGTTAGGAAGACGCGAACCAGTGTCGTTAACAAAACGATAAGCAAAGTTCGGATCTTTTTCACCAGCAATGGCCTGTGGACCTTGCTTGGCTAGTGGCCTGCGTTCTACACGCTGTTTGCGATGTTTAGCGGGAATCTCCCGAATGATTTCTTTTGTCTCATTAGTCATTATTTAACGCCCCTTAGCTTTTTGATTTCATCTAGGTAAACTTCTTTTGTCATAACACCAGCACGAACAAAGGTATTCATAACCTTACGCTCTTCCTCAGTTAACTCAATAGAAGTCTTTTTTGGGGTTGCTGTATTATTGGTACCCTCCACTACGGAAGGTTTAGCTCTATTTGGATTTACGAATCGTTCCCGGAAACGGCCACGAACTTGGGTAGAAACATACTTCAGTACCTCTTCAGGTTCTAGTTCTGGATGCTGTTGGGCATAACCAAGACCAATCGCGTCGGCATAGTCATGCATTTCTTTATCTTTACTATACCAGTCATTCTTATTTTGCCACTCCACAAAGCTGGGGTGTGGTTCATTAGCTGCTGGAACAGTCTCTTGGATAACTGCACGAGCCTTTTGCTCAGCGCGCAGATCAGTCAGTAGTTCTGTGGTTTCTAGATAACCGTCAGAATTTCCCTCTTCTAGATGTTGTTTCTGCAGTGCCTTTAGATCGGCAACTGCTCGGTTGTACTCGGACTCCTTAACTTTTGAGTGATGCTCTTGCATCATCTTAAGAGTCTTCTTGGCTTCCTTTAGTTCCTTACCCATGCTGTCGATCTTGCTGAAGAGTTCACCACGGTCCACGAATTCACGTGCCGGGCGCCACTTATCAGGATCACCAGTCCATTCTTCTTGACTCACCCATCCAGCATCACGTGCTTTTTGTTCATACTCTGGAACAGCGGGTTTACTTTCTGGTTGAGTTGTTTTTTGTTCTGTTGCTTGCTCAACAACCTCTGGTTGTACGGTTTCAACTTCTAGTGTCATCTTGACTCCTATCTAAGTATGTAATGGCATTTTCCAATACCACTTTATTATCGTTTGCCATGCCTAGTAAAGTGTTGCATTTACTACATAACAATCCACGTACTCTTCCTGTAACATGGCAATGATCTACGTGGGGTTTAGTTCCCTTAATTCCACTATCAAAAACTATATCACAAATAGCACAGCTATTATTCTGTTGTTTAACCATAGAGTCATACTGGTCTACTGTTAAACCATACCACTGTTTTAAGTAGTATTGTTTTGCTTTAATAGGACAATCTGGTGTGTGTTTACGGCGTTCTATCCTTGCCTTATTTTTACAATCCTTACACCACGAGTTTAGGGTTTTTTTCTTTTTATTTCGTAAGTGATATTCAGGGTGTGGTTTATTTATACCACAACAGCCACATATTTTACAGGTCATCTGAAATAACACAGAGTACATCTATGTCATTAATAATGACGTATTCTGTACCATCTGAATCTTTCACCTGTTTACCAGCATATCTATTAATGCAAACCTTATCACCTTTGGATAGAATATCTGGGTCTCTACCATAATCAATGAAGGCCCTTGGGCCAACCTGAACAACAGTACCAACCTCAACAGCCTTACGTTCTTTACCTTCATCTAATGAGATAATGATACCTGATGCTGTGGTTGTTTCTGGCTCATCCAATTTTAGTAGAATTGTGTGTAGCAATAATCTAATCATTCGTCGGTCTCTCCATCCAAATCCTCAATACGAAAATCTTCTAATTCTCGATAAGCTTGAATAAAACCTCGCATATAATTATCTTCGATTGGATTTAAACCGGCTGTAGTTGATAGTACGGCCATGCCATCCTCGATGCGTTCCTTTGCAGCATACATAAATGCTAGAGTAACTGGATTTTTACGCCACTCGTAGAATTCATTAGCCTTGATTCTTTCCATTATTCGTCCCCTTAGACTTAGGTTGTTGTGCCATCTGCTTTATCTTTTGCTGATGAGTCAGATGATCTTGTACCATCTTAAGTTGATGCCCTTGAGCTTGTTGCTGCATTGCCTGTTGGTTCTGCATCGCTTTAGAAGCCATCTCTGTCTGCGCTGCCTTAGCCTTTAGGACAGCTTCCATTTGTTTGGCTTCGAGTTGCTGGCGCATTGCCGCCGCCTTCATAGCCATTTCCTTTTCCTTAGCTGCACCTTCCATCTGTAGTTTAGCTGCTGATGTCTGCATTTCCATTTGTGCCTTCTGTTGATCTACTTGGGCCTTAGCCTTAATAGCTTCCATCTTAGGATCAGGAGGTGGTGGAGATGGTTGACGTAGTGCGTGTTCTGCATCTGGAATTTCATGTGCTTCTAGGTACTGCTTTGTAAACCACATCGGATCAATTGTACCCATCTGCATGATCTGCATGATGGATTGCAACTTTGCTTGTTTCTCTTGTGAAGAAACAGAAGCAGGATCAGCAGCAGGGATGATATCATCCTCTGGTCCTTGATAATCCGATTGTTGAATCTGCTCGTCGATAACGGAGATATATTCTTCTTGGTTAGTGTACTCTCTATTAAGCAGGTATATCTTGCGGAACTCTGACGTGAGTGAACGATATACCCGCTTATAGACAGCAGTGAATACTTTCATACCCTGTTCAATGGAAGCCATTGTAGTAGTAGCGGGTGTATTCTGACCCGGCATTTTACCTACGAAGATCTCAGCAACGGAAGCAAGTTCCTTGCCAGACTTGAGAAGTAGATCGAGTAGATTGAAAAGAACTTGACTGGGCTCGCGGGTGGGTAGCGGGAAGATCTGTTTCTTGAGGTCGTCACCGACAGCATTAACAGCTTTCCATTCGCCGGGAGAGAAGCGAGAGTCTCCCATTTTAATACGAAGGCCTTTACCAATAAAACCTGCTTGTAGATTGGATAGAGATCCGGCGTCTACTAGTTGGTTAATAATGGTATTGGCTGAGTTGTTTAGTGGCCCCAGTAAACGCCCAAAGCCGATATCATAAAAACCACCATCAGGATTAGGTATAAAGCCGTATTTGGTGTAGAACTGTTTTGCCTCAATTGAGATGATCTTGTTTTTGTCATTGACTACAATCCCCTCTTCATTGAATCGTGCTACAATACGAAGTACCTTTTTAGATGCTTCATCAATAGTGACAATGTAGGGTTCAGGATAACCATCACCATCCAAGTCAAAGTATGTGTGTTGCTCTAGTAGAACATATGGCGTAACATCATCATCGGCAGATACTTGTTGCCATGCTTTGTTTACTGAGGTTGTAGGATCAGAATCATAACCTGAGGGATCACCAAGCTCAACATCGCAGTAAATGCCTTGGTTAATCCGTTCAGTAATCTTGCGCTTAGATAGGAAGAATACCTCAGTAATACGTTCAGCATCGTTGATGTTCCTTGTGTAGTAATCTACCACAAGAGTTTTTGGTAGGACTAGTTTAGATACGTTGCGTTGTTTGGCAGGATCAAAGTATGTCTTCTTGAAGCAGGTCCCGGCGATTGGTAGTGTGATAAGGAGTTTATCCATATCCTCTTCCCAATCTTCCATTTGGTCCATGACCTGATAGGACATGTGCTTGCCAATGCGCTTTGCGCGATTAGCCTTTTCTCCATCAGGATCAGCACCAATCACCTTACACTTAACTACCTGACCATTACTAGGAACTAGTGTGGGGTATGCGCGAGCAGCGAACTGCATGGCGGCTGTAGCTAGTAGTGGGTACTTGATATTTGCTGCATTGGTCCAAGGGAAAGTCTTTTCACCTGCAATTTGTAGAGCTAGCTCTGTCCATGATTTGAGATCCTTTTCCCAGTGTGATCTAGAATCTCGATCAGCATCATAGCCCTTGCCAACAACATCTCCGATGTGGATAAGCTCATCCTCAGTCATCTCTTCGGCAATGTTCTGCGAGTTTAGCAGAGTGTCTAATTTGTATTTAAAATCCATTGTTCTAATATCCTGTCATAGAATCTCTACCTGTGTCGGCAAGACCTGAGTTAGTTCGTTCTTCTTCATAAAGGTCATCATCAATCTCTTCAACTGTCCTACCTTCGGACATAAGATCTATCAGGATACCTTGATAAGCAAGAGCATCAACAACGTCATCATGTTTGGCCCTAGGGAAAGACATACATTCATCTTCCAGTTGAGGCCACCAATCAGCTTCTTTGTCAAACTTAACCATTCCAGATCTCATACGCGCTTGGATGGACCGTGCACGTTGTAGTTTATCTTGTCTGTGTGGTTTTAGCTGGATAACATTCATATACACACCAGTCTCTTGCATTGTCCTGTTTAAGTAAGGACCAAGTGCTTTAGAGATCTGTGTATCTTCAATGCCAACAGCCATTGGGTTGTAAATTTTCTGCAGAGATAGTAGTGTAGCTACGATTTCATCACCAGAAAGACGCTCACGGATACAGTTTTTAATGTGTAATTGTCCGTTGTGGTCCATACCACCAACAAGAATAGCCGTATAATCGGCACGATCCTTTAGTGAGATGGCTAAGTCAGCGGTGATGTAGAAAGTAAGCTCTTTTTTCTTATCTTCTGGTTGCATAGAAAGAAAATCGCCCCGTTTGAAGTACCTAATGGAGTCATCAACGGGGTTATTTAACATTTCGCAGGCATAAACTTCTGGGATACCTTGTTCCTCGAAGTCTTGTTTTAATTCTTTAAAGAATTTTACAGTGTTTCTCTGAGGCCAGAGTAACTTTGTATAGTCCAATGTGTGTGCCATGTATTTGACAGAGCGCCACATACCTTTTCGGCGGGGGGACCACACCTTTAAGGCCTCTACCACAGTGTCTTTAGCTGTTTCAGAGGGCATCAAAGAGCAGAAAGGATCATCCAGATTCATCACAGTACCTACCCAGCGGATAATACCACGAGTAGATCGGCAGGGAATCAATGATCCATATACCCAGCGACGGAGCTTGTCGCGTCTGTCCTTATTGGCAACTAGCTCTTCATTGAGCAGGTCATCAATGATAATCAGGTCAGGACGTTGACCATTCCACAGCATCCCGCGTAGCTTCTGCTCTGCGCCCTTGGCGACGATACGGAAGGCTGACTGGTCCTTGAACTTAACAATAATGTCTGTCTCGGTATCCTTAACAAACTCTACTCCTTTTGGTCCAACTTCCATTCCGAACAGGGTGTGTATTTGATCTGAGTCGTACAGAATCTGTTTAATAGTTCCGAGGAACAATGCAGCTTGGGCTTCTGTGTCTGCGACAATGATGACATATCGACGCTCTCTAAACAGGACTGCTGCGAGAGTATAACTGATAGTGATTGTAGTAGACTTAGAGTGTCCTCGTGGCGCTGCAATTGCCACAAACTTATCGTCGGAACAACATATTTCCCACCATTCTCTGTGGAAATCGGCGAAGGGCACTGCGTCATCATAATAGGGAGTTAGACATGAGCTGGCGAATCCTTCTAGAATACTTGCATTTAGTTTTGGGTAATCCGGTTTACTTGCCCTTGCGCTCGCGTTTGCTGGTTTCACTAATCATTGCTCCTTTAGCATTACGTCGGAAGGATCTATTTGCTCCCGGATTTTGTACAAAGAGATTAGCTAAACCATTAGCACCGCCTTTGCTTACTGCTTTCTTGTGTCCAACATCACCTTTAAGAGAGGTAGCTTTAACGCCTTTTTTAGCTGCCACCTTGGACCTCGCCGCATTGCGCTGGGCCCTGTCTTTCACGCGACTCTTTTTCTTGGTATGCTCCCAGTTTAATTCTTTCTTGTAATCTCTTTTCCCGTTTGTCATGAATGGCATTCTGCTCATACTCCAATCTTAATCGTTGTAGGAGGTAGTCGTCATAGTCATAACCTGTGAAAGGATGGTTCCATTCGATATAGTCAGGCGACATGCCATTCTCCTGTGTCTGGGTCTTGCAGTACAGTGTCCCCCTCAATAAGCTCTGTGTCTGGGAGTTTGTCTTGGGCGATTCGTTGGGTAACGAACTGCTCGAACTGTACTGCTAAATTCTTTAGTTGATCAGCGGTTGTCTTCTGTTCAACAATCTTTGTAGGCTCCTTGCGTAGGAGCTGACGTTTATCTAGAAGGGTGGTAAAGGCAGTATTAAGATCTCGGAGCTTCGCTGGTACAACGCGCTCCTTGCCTGTTTTAGGGTCATAGACAGTTTCGCCATTGACAATCCTATCCTCAACACCGGCCAAGGCAAGGTCAAGAATAGCGGTGATTTTAGCATCCGTGCGGTCGATATTTTCATGTTTCTTTTCCTTGATGGCATCCCGCCACCAGTCCTGTTGTCCCCAAAAATTAATAGTCTGGATGGGAATACGTAGGGCCAAGGCTGTTTGTGTCTTGTTTCCGCAGGATAGGAAGTAGTCAACAGCCTCTTGTTTTTTATCATTGGACCATTGAACCCTTTTATCAGGAACATTAAAAGTATCTTCAACAGAGTCTTTCTGCCTCTTCTTAACATATTTATAACCCATAACAAATCTCCAATTGTCTTTGTAAGAAAAAACTTACATCTATACTTATATTGTTATCACACTTTTAACTATTTGTCAATAGGTAGGGAATCTATTTATAGATAAACAGGAAGTCTTTTCTTCCAAAAGGAATCTATTGACAAAACAACAGGATTGTGTTATTAAATAATATATAGTACTTAATATATATATATATATACGGAGTATATTAAAAAGATTACGGAGTAATTGTTTCTTTTTAATTAGTTTATACGGAGTGTATCCGTGATATATGGATATAGGTATATAGTTACGGAGTATTATCTTGTCTATATACCTACGGAGTATTATAGGGGAGAAGTAGTGTATCCACATGCGCGGAGCGCATAAGCGGAGTGTGTCCACCTGCAGAAGCCGCAGGAAGCTATCACAATCGCTCTGTATCGCGTTATACCCCCCCTAACCTATACCAGCATATACCCCAAAGTATTTAAATCGATTCTAGAGCGATTCTGAGGGTTTACCAAAAAGCAAAAAACCTAAAAATATATAGAATTTGGTCATGCCTTAACTCATAAGATTCTCTACTGCCCGCTTTTCCCCCCCTACCCCCTTGATTTAGATTGGAGTATGAGCAGAATGCCATTCATGACAAACGGGAAAAGAGATTACAAGAAA